ATGTTAAAACAATTTACTACTTTACGTAATCGTCTGGCAAGTACGACGACACTATACAAAGGGATAACTACTTATATAGATATTAAACTATTAAGTAGATATACCCAGTTACTTGTGTGGTGTTTCGGAATTAAACATCCTAAACCATACTTCAATCTGTGTGATAGAATTGTGAAACTCTATCATTCTACAGGTCCTTCTTATACAGTTACATACCTTAAAGAAGTCGTAAGACTTATTCAAAAGTATGTAGCTGGTGAGAAGGAGAAGTTGGCAATGGATGCTCGTGTTGGTATAACGGCAGGGCTTCCTAAGATCCTTCCACGTGAGATCCGTTTACTAATTCGTAACGGTGATCACTTGGCGATCCGGATGACTCTGTCGCTGGTTTCTGTCTATAGAATAATGAAGAGTCCTCCAAAACTGAAAATTAGTACCATCACAGACCCTCACAAAGGGTTATGTACGGTACTACCAGTAATGGAGATTTCTCTCGTCTTGAAACAATTAAATTTCAAGTTAAGAGATCCTCGACTATTAATGCTATTTTCAGCTGGGCCAAACCACAATCCAAGCGCGTTAGGACTACCCATTGATGCAAAAGCTTTCTCTTTGAATGCACCTATTTTAGATGCATTCGAAAGATTAGCTTTAGCGATTAACGGTTCTGAAATTCTCTCTCTCCTTAAAAGGGAGATAGATGTTGTCTCTTCTTTTGACTTAGACCCTCAGAAAGCTGAAAGACTTTCTTTAGGTAAGCTAAGTTTCAAGGAAGAGGCAGCAGGGAAAGTCAGAGTCTTTGCGATTGTCGATGGTTGGACTCAGTCTCTTCTATCAGGACTCCATGATTCAATTGCCGACCTGCTCAAAACCATTGACCAGGACGGTACATTCAATCAGAGAGCCCCTTTAGAAAGATTGATGAAAACCAAACCTACGTCCGTGTACTCGTTTGACTTATCAGCAGCAACAGATAGACTACCTATAGATCTTCAGGTTAGTATTCTCGCCCACCTTATTGGTGCACGAGGTGCTATTGCCTGGAGAGATCTATTAGTTGGTCGAGAGTACCGAGCGGTTTCCAAAGAATACGGTCTTAATACAAGACTTAAATATTCTGTGGGTCAACCGATGGGTGCTCTTTCTTCTTTTGCTATGTTAGGCCTTACTCACCATGTCATCGTCCAGATAGCGGCTCGAAGAGCTAATATCCAGGGATGATTTAGTGACTATGCTTTATTAGGG